GACGCCCAATGCGCTCGACACAGCAGACCCTGACGCCAGAACGCTGCCGACGTAGGAAACAACCTGCACGCCTGCGGGAGTTGCGGTGCCACCAAGAAATGATCCGCCAGAAGCCTGCACGCTGCCAACTGAGGCCGAAGCGGAGACGCCAGCCACCGCCACGCCTGCGCCGCCTGAAACCTGCACGCTTCCGACTGCGGACGATGCCGACACACCGGATACCATTCCTGCGACGAACAGCGCCACGGACGACGCCACGCCGGAAAGGCTCAGGATCCGGCCCGTACCGGAGATCCCGAGCGTGCGTGCTATGGAGGAAAGCCCCATTTAGGCGATGCGAATGAGGCCAGCAGCAGCGGTTGCGGCAGGAAGCGTCACTGCAAAAGTTCCGTTCGTGCTCGTAGTGTCGATGCCGAAGTCGAGAACGGCCACGGCCTTGTTTGCGCGGGTCGAGTTGTAAATCAGCGCCCCTCGGGCTGTGATCGTCGAGGATGCCCAGCTAGGGTCGGTTGTGAAATCGAGTACCGCTGTGTTGGTATCCAGCGACACGGAAAACCCGGTGAGAGCCTGCCCGCCTGCTGTGTAGCTCGTGCCGCTCGCCTCGTTCGTCGCAGCGTAGGCCGTGGTCGAAGCTCCGAGGGTTGCGGACGAGGTGAAAAGGGCAATTTTGTAGGCGTCCGCCGCGAGGTGGATTCCCTGCAAAATCTCCTGCTTGTACGAATTAGTTAGTGCTGCTGTAATGGCCATTGGAATACGTGGTTAAATTGTTTGCTTGGCTGATCTTGAAATGATGATGCGCGCCTCGTCCAAGGTGCCCACGAAGCCGCTGGGCGACTGCGCTTTGATGGCGAAGAAAAACGGATGTTCTATGCTAAGAACCGCCATCGCAGACGGGCTGAGAGTAAACCCAACCGAAGTACCCGCCCGGACAAAATCCGTATTGGCGAGTTTGATAAGGGCGTCCACATCAGCGTCGGTAACGCACCTCTTGATTGCTCCAGTGAAAGTCCAACTCGCTAGGGACGACGCTGCTACCCCAAACTCATCCTTGAAGGAAGAATAGGTTCTGGCGAAGGTTGACCCTTGAGGGAGTTGGATTGTTTCGCTCACAGATAGCTGAGGTTTATCTTAAGGTCACCCACCGCAACCGCAGTAGTGACGGAATCCGCTACTCCAGTAGTCGTAGCGATTGCAATGCCTGTGGAGAACCGTTGCCCCAAGGCACCGAAACCAAAAACTTGAGTGGAACTCGCGGGCATGATGAAGGAGAGCACCGGAATATCCGTGCCCACGGTAGGGGCAGACGCCTTGTTATAGACTTTCAGGACGCGAACAGCGGCGTTCTGATTGGAAATCGACGCAAGAAGCAGAGTGCCTGCGGCGGCTTTCACGGATACCGCGTTCGTTGTCGCGGCGGAATTAAGGCTGTAGGTAGTCGGAGTAGCGGGCGTAGCCGTCACAGCCGGGGTTCCTGAGATCGACACTGTTGAAGTTCCCGCGATCTGGACAGTGGGCATCGTTTCAGATGCGTCCTCGAACTTGACACAGACAAATGTTGCCGTTCCAAAAGTACCCCCCGTCGCCGTGATTTTGATGAAAGAGTAGTTCGCAACGGATAGGTCCCAAGAATACGCGGGGGACGTACTGAGGTTTCCCGTCGCCTTCTCAACGGTGGCCGAATCAGACCTGGACCCGTAAAGGTCAACCCAGTTTCCATTGGTTCCATCTGTTGAGTCGCAGCTCGCCTGGAATTTGAAGGCTCCGGTGGTCACCCCGGACAAGACAAGCTGCAAGGTCACCAGCCCGTAGTTGATTACAGGGTACGAAAAAGTCCCTGTGTTGGTTTTAATGACAAACTCCGAGTACGTTGCGCGTTCTTTTACGGTGGCCATGGTGGTTAGCTGTTGATTGACGTGAGACGGGCTTCGTTAAAATCGCTCATGATCTGCCTCTTGAGCCCGCGATAAAGATTGTCATGCACCGCAGACATCTGCGGGTCGTGGTCGATGTTGAGACACAATTTTCTAAGCACATACTCGGAGACCGCCTCGGCCTCGTTGTACGAGAGCAATACCTCATCGCTGTCTCCAAAATCCGACGACATTAGATCAAAAGTGATGCAGAGTTCAGACCCTTCAGCGACAGTGGTGGGAGAAACAAAAATGTCCCCGCTCCTCGGATCGTAAATGTAGGCGCGGGTATTCGCTGGAAGATTCCCCTGCTGAAGGTCGTTGAGCCGGGCCTGCGTGTACGGAATATACCGACGAACGACGGTGCGGTCGGTGGTGCTCCGGGCAAAGAGATCGACAAGAAAGGCCCCGCGCCCGAGATTAAACCGCTGAGTCTCCCCGATGGACTCCGCTGCGACAGCGGGAGTTTGAATCGTGCGACGGCGCAGCGAAGGAACTGCGGACTGAAGATCCTCCACGCCCCCACGGATGAGTAAGCCGATGAGGGTCTGAGCCCCTTGGGTAGTGGCATACTCCCCAAGGTGTGTCCGAACGAGATCTTTGAAATCGTTCCAGGTCATTTCTTGCGGGTGGCGCGGGCTTCGATGATATTATCCAAACCTTCAACCGGAGGGAGTGTTGCGACGGAAGGTGTCTCGACAGTGATGGCAGGACCGCCCCCCTTCATCTCAGTCGCCATACCCCGCGTGTTGATATTGATGATCGTCGAGTAGTCCTTGCGGTTCTTCCTCTGATGGTCGTAGCACTCGAAATCCTCAAGCGTGATCTCCTCGATGTGCTTCAGCTTGGCGAGGGCCTCCTGTTCCTTCTCATCTTCAGTTGCAAAAGTCGCCCAAGTAGTGCCTGTGGCGGCACACCAGAACGCTTCAACGAAAGTGACAGAAATACCGTCGGAAACGGTAGGATATGCGATGCTCTTGGAGAGATAGAATTTGGCTGCCATTGTGGTGTCGCTAGTTGGTACTCGGTGTTACTGGATAGTCAAAAGGAAAAGTCCCCGCCCCGTTAAGAGGCGGGGACTCACCCGTGGATACCTATACCCCAAACCCTCCCTTAGAGGGTAAGCGTTGCAACGCCACTGAAGTTCTCGAACATGAAAGACCTCTTGGCGTCACCGATCTGGGTCGTCCAGGTGGTGCTGCGCAGGTCGTAGTGCTTCGTGTTCGGGGTGATGACCGTGGCATAGAGGGCATTGGCATTCGAGTACACCTCGCCGCGATACTCACGCTTGGCCGAGTTGGTCGAAACGATGCCCACGTTGAAGTCATTCCAGTCGATACCCCAGATGGCGCGACCGACACTCTGGAAGTCCACGCTGCCTTCGGTGCCGCCCGTGCCCTTACCGAAGTGGTAGAGGCGGTCGGTGAGGAAGGGCTCGATGAACACCGCGAGCTGGAAGTCATAACCAGGAAGGTCATACTTCTTAAAGGTGTAGCGGTGCTCGCCGTCGTTGCCGCGAATCTCACCCTTCTCGTAGTAGCGGGAAACCGTCTCACCATAGAGGTTCTTGCAGGCGGTGAGGATCTGGATGTCAATGTCGCGGGCAGTGTCCTTGTCCGTCATCACGCAAATAACCTCGTGCGACTGGCCGAGAGCCTCACGATTGCGCTTGGTCTTCCAGCACATGTCGAAGAGGAGCTTGAGATCCAGAGTGCCTGCATGAACATCAACCACCTGGCTCTCCGCCTGGAGGAGGGTGCGCAGGCCCAGGGCGTTTGACTTGTATCCGTAGAGGGTTCCGTCATCCGGATCGACGACCTGTGGGAGGGCGTTGTAACCCTCAACCGTCTGGTTCTCGTTGATAGCCTGTCCGTAGAACACCGAGTTGAGGAACTTGCGGCGATAGCGGGCAAACTGCTGCTTGTTCTGCTCGGCAAGAGGCAGATTAGCAAAAACGGTCTGGTAGTCGTTAATCTCGCCGCCGATGACCCGCTTGAGGGTATCCGCATACACGTCGTTGTAATACTGGGTATAGCGAGAAACCTGCTGCCAATCGACGATCAAAGACGCGCTAAGATCCGACGCCTGGTTCTGGGCGTATGCCTCTTGGTCGTGAACCGAGTTGACGCCCGAATGGATATATCCGTGGTCCGGCTGATAAACACCCTTCTGACCAGCAGAATATCCACCCCAAGTTGCGTCCGTGATACAGGGGGCGACGGTGACGGTTGCATTGTCGGCGTCCACATCAACAGCGTTGATGACCTTGAAGGCCGTCAGGCGGGTGTCGCGGTCAAGACCGATGGTACCGGTCTTGTTGACGTACTCGACGTAGATGTAGTCGCCCTTCAGGAACATACGGGCGAGGTAGCTGTACTTCGCGCTACCAATGAAAGTAGCACCCCACTTCACACTGAACTTGACGTTCAGGTTCCAGGAAGAAGTCGGAAAGACGATGCCGTTGACCGTGCTACCTGCATTCGGGCTGACCACCCCGGCAGTGACCACGAAGTCATCGGCAGGGAGATTGGCCTTCCTCTTACGGTAGGTGTACGGGAGAATGATAGACTGCGCACCCGGGAGTTTTTTCTCCATGAGGGCGCTCTTATCCACCTCCTTGATGCGGCTCAGGAGAAGCTCATCGAGAGGCTTCGCCACGATGCCAACAGCATAAGATTCAGCAGCTTCCGCCAAGAGGCGGGCCTCGCTATAAGCCGTCGTTGCCATGTTCTGGAAACGGTCGGGAGTAAGGCCAGTAAAGGTGGCCTTCGTGAGATTAGAAGAACCGTCGGGAATGTTTACCAAACGGACTTTTGTGAGTAGATCGCCCATGATAGTTTGTTGTTAGCGGTTGCTACCCAGTATTATTCCATAACAAAAATCCCGTGGGGGATAATTCCCACGGGATCTCAAGGAAAAGTTACTTGAAAGTATTCAGTAACAAATATGTGCTATTAAAAGCCTAACACCCCAAGAAGTGTATTCTTGGACTTTACCCCGGAAGATGGTCCTCCTGAAGGAGTTGCCGCGCCACTTCGAGGGGACGCTTCAGGAACTTCAGGCGTTTTCCCCGCTCCACTAAGTGTAGAAACACGCTTTTTCTTGGCTTCTCCGAGACGATCCAGCTCTTGGTATCGAGCCGAAATTCTATCGTTCGCCTCCCTACGGGCTGCGTATTTGATGAGCGTCAGAACGTCATTCTCATCAAAAGTCCAGTGTGTCCGCTCAAGGGCGGGGGTCATGCGAGAGGGGTGTATAAACTGCTTTCCGTTGCGGGTAAGATACTCCGGGCGTCCCGTCTTGAGAAGCTCCTGTGCCTGTGAATCGACCAAGTTTGCGAGCAGGGTATGCCCGGGGTCTTTGTGGGAGGGCTCCTTCAACCCCCGACGAATCGCGAGATATTCCCCCGCAAGTCGCTTAGCCCCCTCGGTGGTATCGGTGATGACCTCGACTTCCACGGGGAACGCATCCCGCGTCTTGGTAATGTCGTTACCGTTCTTCGCATGGAAACCCAAAACCTCTTGCGGCATAGAGCGGGTGACTTCAGCGACAAAGTCCCCGATTCTACGTTCAATATGAGGACGCTCCCGAGTCTCCCGGAGGTCGTCCTCCAACTTTTTGATTTTTGGGTCCACTTCAGCGCGGGTGCGTTCACTAGCCCTGCGCTCGGTCTCTTCAACCAGCTTCATCTCCCGGGCTCGCCTACGTTCCCCAGCACCAAACTTCGGGGAGTTCTTCTCGATAAACTTCTTGAAGGCTACGTCGGTGGAAGGGTCGTAGTCTGAACCCTCTTCTTCTGCGCGCTTTTCCAAAAACTCCTTCTGTTTCCTGTAAAAGGCCGAGAGTTCTTGTGTCAGACCTTTCTTAGAAGGGTCTTTCTCTTCAAAATACTTGGCCAGCTCGTACTCCTCGCGCTCCGCATCGGTGAGATCCGTCGGGTCGGGTACGCTCGGGACAACCGGGGCTTGGACGGATTCTGGTTTGATCGCCCGTTTGACTACCTCCTCAAGTTTTGCTTCGTCAAAGAGAGGTTGCGGTGCGCGTTCAGGGGCGGGGTCGGGCTTTTTCTCGCGGACTTTGACCGCAACTTTCTTAGGAGAGGCTTCTACCTTGAGACCCGCAGGAGTCTCTGGCTTCTTCTCCTCCACAGGCTTCTTTTCCTTCTCAACAAGACCGAGAACCGAGGCCAAAAGCCCCGCCTTGACGGGGTCTTTGGTTACGGGAGCTGTTGGGGTGGTAGTGGGCGCAGCCGCTGCGGCTGGTGTTTGGGTGGGTACGGGTGTGGTATCCATAAATTAGATCGGAGGGGTCGGTGCGGCGGCGCCGGGTGCAGGTGCTGCGGCAGGTGTGGCGGCGGCGCCGGGTGCAGGTGCTGCGGCAGGTGTGGCGGCTGCTGGAGCCCCGGTAAGTTGGGCGAGCGTCTGGGCAATCTGCTGGATCATTCCTCGATCCGCCTGAATCGCCTGCGTGATCTGCTGGATGGCCGCTTCAACGCTCTTGAAATTGTCCGTAGTCGGGTCTCCCGTCTTCACCTGCTCACTCTCACCATCCTTTAATCCGAAACGGAGGTCCACACTCGCCCCGCTCAGCCGTACAACCTCGTTTAGGAAGGCATAGAGCTGTTCCTTGCCGAGGTCTTGCAGCACATTCGGGATGCTGGCTATCTGAGCCAAGAGATTAACCAAGACTTCCGCTGCCTTGGCGTTGCTGGAACGCTCGGAACCCTCTCGGGAAGTGAACGCATACTCGTATTCGAGCTGCTGTTTTGTGCCGAGGATGGTGAATCGCTTCGGATCGGTGAGGTTCGTACCGACCTGCTGGTCGTTTTCCTCGGGAACGAAGTCAAAACCTGCGGCCTTGATGGTCGCTTCGAGATACCTGTTCGCCACGGGCACCTGAATCTTGGTCGATCCACGGGCCATGAGCCCCTTGTAGACGATGCGCTTCTTGGCATCGAGGCCCTCATCCACTCCAAGCCCCATGAAATTGATGGTAGTGTTGACCGTGGTAGCGATATTCGCGTTCTCTGTGGCAGAAACTTCACGAGGTTCACTCTGAGCAGCCTCGTTTGCGCTCGCCCCAAGATTCCTCTCCGCCATAGAGATGACTTGAGCCGCAGAACGCAGGTACATCGTCACATCATTGATGGCAGAAGTCTCAGAAACGGTGATTACTTCACGGGGCCTGACCCCGATCTCAGAATACTGTGCCCCCTTATACTCAACCCAAAGAGGTTTCGTGTAAACTCCGTCACCCTGAACCTGCTCCCTCACCATCTTAAGCTGCTCGGGGTCGTTGATCTGGTCAATGTCCGCCGAAATGACCTTGATTGATGCGGCCTTCTGCGCGTGCAGGAGGTTGGTCAACATGTTTGAGAGCTGGTCTTGGTACGGTATGATGTCCGTGGCGAAAGCGTTGTTGAGCACCCTACCGTCGTGATTATTGTACTGGTAGACGACGCCGGGGGTATCTGGCAAAAACTCTCCGTAGATGACGGTTAGGCCACCAGCAACGACGAGGCGGACCCAGATCGGGCAGGGGTAGTCTCCGAGGCCGTGGTCTTTGGGGATGATGCGCTCGAAATACTCCGTCAGGAAGATCGAGCGATCCTGCATCTCCGAAGTGTAGCGCCCTGCGACCTTGTTCCGGTCGTTCTCCCCGGCGAGATCGAGTATTCCCGTGGCCTTGCCGTCGGGGAAGTTTACCGGAGAGCTGGAGAAGTACAGTTCCCAATATGCATTGTACCCATTGAGCAGCGTACTGACGTTGTAGCTGTACTCGATCTTGTCCCGGTTGAAGAAAGCAGTGTTGTCACAGAGATTTCGATACGGGAGGACGTTCCAGTACCCGATGTACTGGACCCCGGTGTCGAAGTTTAGCGAGTTCAGGGAACTGGTGTAATCCCAGAAGATACGGCTGGGGTGGGGACGGTTGAAAAGGATGCCCTCCCGGGTGACCCGGGACTCGAAAAGCTGGTTCTGCTCATTCTGAAGCTCCGCACGAAGCTCCTTCTTGGCGATGGTCAACTCCACGTCCCAGCCGCCGCTGACGAACTCGACCGAAAACGGGTAGAGCAACATTTCCCGAATCGTCTGAACGAGGTCGTGCTGGTATCCGTACTGGTCAACGATCATCTGTACCCGCTGGGAGAGCACATCAGCACGAAGTTTTGCCACCTGACTCGTGCTGCGGGGGTCGTATTTGAAAAAGGGGTAGTTGCCGCTGTAATTTGAGGTGATGGCCGCGCATCTGCGGGTGATAAGCGAACGGACCAAGTTGAAACTAACCTTGAAAAACTCAGGGATATTGAGACCGGTAATCTCATTAGTCTTGGGGTCGGTCTTTGCAATCTGGTCCCGAACCTCTTGGGGAACGTCCTTCAGCTCGTTCTTGACGTATTCGAGCTGGACCCGTCCTTGGGCATAGAGCTGGAGGGGGACCAGCATCTTCGAGATAACATTCGAGTCCCAGGCAAGGTCGCTCGCGGCGAAGAAAGAATAGTGGTTTAGGTTATGGCGAGCCCCCTCGTGTATCCGACTCTGGATACGCTTCTCCCACTTCTGTCGGATTTCAAAATTCTCCCCGTCCTGGGACGTAAAGACATCCCGGATTCTCTGGGGTGTGGAACCGTAGTGCTTTAGGATGTCGAAGTCGTGCATGTGAGTCGTGGGAAAAGGGGTTGCCCGGGCTTTTTGAGAACCGCCCGCTCAATCAGGGTCAGGTGAAGCTCGACGGGGGCGGGAAATTCCCCGAGCCTGAGCCACCGCTCGACCTCGCCAACTCTCGCTCGGATGAAGGCCCCAAGCTCGTGCTCAGTGAGTGAGAGGCCCGTGCAAAGCATCCGATACCGGGGCACCGTCCAGTGGAGATCCTCTTCAAGCGTCTTGTAATGCGCGTCAATGAGGTGCCACTTAAGGGTGTACCGAACATCTTCAAGTTTCGGTATCCGTTTCTTCCGCATCGTCCTTCTCAACTTGAACTTTCACGGGGCCGCTCTTGCCGGATTTCTTTCGGGCAACCATCATGGCTATGACGGGTGCGTCCGAGTTCACCTCGCTGGCCTCTTCGCCATCTTCGGCCTGGTCATGCTCGATCTCGTCAATGCTGCCGACAAAAGTCTGGTCGTCCTTGCTGGTGACCTTGCCACAGATCGTAATGCAATAGTCATCCCCGACATAGTATGATTCGAGGGCTGCGGCCACGTCCTCGTTGCCGGAAAGATCGAGACGAAGTTCATTCGGTGAGTTCATGGGGGTTGGTTATTACCTAGTAACACTTAAGGCAAATCAAATTTGTCTACCCGCCCACCGCCAATACTTGGGGTTTGTTGTCTGAAGCTGCCGTCTCTGCCACAACCGACCCGCCGACGTTCATATACAGAAGGGGGTAGGTGCAGGCGTCCAAGGCGTGCTTGTAGACGCTGTGCGTGTTCGGGACGAACGGGTCCTCCTTCGTGCCCGTGATGTTGAGGAGCATATCCTGGAGCTGGGTACATTTGGCCGAGACGAAGAACCTCTCTTCCGAGAGAAGGTCGATCAGGATTCGGCTCCTCGTGCTGACGCTCCCCATGGGCTTCGGACATTCAAGCATCTTGATCGGCTGCTTAATGCGGGAAAACTTCGGGAGCAGCGCCTTGCTGAATTTCTGAATCTCCAGGTGGTCGAAACTTCCGGTGCCGCTCCGGTAGCGGTCGAAGGCGCTCTTGTCCGAGATGAAGGACCACTGAAAATCGCAGCCAACCAGCTCAGACCAATACTGCATTTTCGACATGATCGAGAATGTCAGAGACTCCTGCTTCACCCGCTTGCCGACATGCACGATCTCATCGAAGGCGATCCAGATGATGCGATCCTTCGTGACCCGCTCTTGAAGAAAAACCACTCCATGATTCGTGTCGCCAATATCGAGGCCCACCACGCAACGAATGCCTGCCCGGGGGTGGAGAAACTCCTCCCGTTGAAGGTCCCCCTTCACATGAAAATCCGGCACGAAAACATCGCCAAAGATGGCGTCTCCGTCTGGGGCCTCGCACCAGACCCCCTCGATGTCCCTCTTGTACTTCGTCGGATTGTTTCTAAGGGTGACCTTCAGACGATTATAGTACGCCTCTACCTTTGGGTCTGGATTATCCTCTTTGCGAATCTCAATGACTCGGAAGGCTGGGTCGTTTTTTCCCTCAACAAACCAGGCTTGGTAAACCCAATGTTTCGGACTATCTGGGTTACAAGTAGCCATGAGGCGCTGTGCCTCTGGCGGGATATGGTTTCTTCTGCCCAGAGTATTGGCGAGTTGCGAGTGTACCTCTTGAAGAGAGAAAAGATTGATTTCGTCCACATAAACCAAGGACGCTTCGATTCCTTTGGTTTTCTTCTCTACCTCTTGGTCGTGCATGATGGACATGAGCTGGATGATACTCCAGCTCCCGTACCGATTCTGCACCTCGATGATAAGGTCCTTCTCTGCGGTGGTCCGAGGGCCTCGATAAATAAACCCCTTTACGTTACGGGCGAAGTCGGGAAGTATTTCCGCAGATAATTTGCTATACCACCCCCCAGTTAGTGCCTGACGCTTCGACTTCACCACCGCCAACACCAGCGCGTTGTGATAATCATAGGCGTGCTTAACCGCCGCGTACCCTGTAGAAAACCCCTTCCCAGAGTACCTATTGCCCGGAGCTAGAAGGTTTTGCGTAAGATCGAAGAAGACTTCCATCTGCTTCGGTGTGAGGTTTGGGAGCCACTTAGTCGGCTCCTCCGGGTCATCGGGGGGCGGTTCTGCGGAATTGACCAGCAACTGGGCAAGTTCAACATCGGAAATCTCTTGGAAGTTTTCGGAGTCGCTCATTCAGTCCCAGGAGTTTCCCACCCAGCCACAGTCTTCGGCCCGGTGTCCTTGCCACGCATCTCCTGCTGGAGTTTCTGCGCCATGAGCCGGGTCTTCGTGGCCTCATTGACCGAGATGTTCATCTTCCTCTGAAGATCCGCGAAATTCATGTAGTGCTTCCACACCTTGAGGCGGTAGTCGTGCTCGTTCTCCACTTCATACTCCGTGCCTTCCCGAGTGTATGCGACCTTCCGATACTTCTCCGGGTGCTCATCTATATCCGCGAGCGTTTCCTCCATCTTCCTCATCATGATGAGGGACTTCATGGTGCTGTGAGCGGCACCGCCGAAAGTCAGATCGAGGATGCCCTTGATGTTCCCCGCCACCTCGGTCTGTAGCGCCTCGAAGAAAAGAACCTCGTCTTCGGAATACCCCATCTTCCTAAAACCCTTTTGGATAATCTTGTCCTGTGCCTCGATAGCCTTGACGACAGCCGAAGGCGTGGACCCGATTACGGGGGGCGGTCTATCAATATCGACCGCCTCTCCAGGAGTTGGTGGGATGGTTTCCTTGAGCTGCCATTTTAACTTCAGCCAGGGGGTGTTGTTGATGATGTTCTTCATCTCCAGCGGCGTCTTCCCCACCATGTTCGCCGCATGGCCTCGATTCCCCTGACACGTCGTTAAGGCGGTATCGACCATCTGAAGCAGCGCCTGCGGGTACTGCTTGCGCATCCGACGCGGAACAAGGTCTTCAGGATTTGTGTCTTCTGGCAGCATTAGGATGTTACCTAGCATTACTCAGTAACACCGTCCCGCAAGCGAGAAAGTATTCGAGCCTGTTCCGCCGACTCCTCTTCCACCAGCCTCTCTCGGTGACGGTCGTTGAGAGCGGCCCAGATAAAACGGGCGTTTGCATCCGTGAATTTTGTGGAGCGCCCGAAGGCCGAGATAAACGACACCTGCGGGAACTTGGAGTTACCCGCAACAAGAGTAATATGCTTCACCTTGTTGTGCTTGGCGACGAAGGAGCCGTCCGACTTACCCTCCACCCACCAGTTCTCGGGGTGGTCTACCAGCTCATCAGTCAGGGCGATCTGAAAAGCGGTTGTTCGATTTCTCGGGGATTGGGGGTCCCCGATTTCAAGCAGGTCTCGTATCCACGTTTTGATAGTCGCAGGGAATTTCATGGAGGAAAGAGGTCGAGGTTCAGGAATATCGAGAGTTCCGAAAGTAGGTTTCATCTTGTGGGGGAGACTTGGTGGATGCCGAGTCGCGCCATGTGCAGCGCGTCGGCCACATCGTCTGATTCAATTCGTGCCTTGGGCCACAGGAGCGAAGCGGACTGCTGCATGAGACTTTTGTTTGCGCTGTGGAGCCCCGTGGCGTGTTTCTTGATTGTACCAACTTCGAGCCCGATGCCGGGGGGCATACCGGGGTCCGCAAGGACTCGCGTGAGTGTGGCCGAATATCCGCCGAGCACCTGGGCGGCTTGAAGCCCTTTGTGGTGCCGCCAGATTTCAAAGGCCACGAGGTCGGGTTTGAACTCCGCAATGAGTTCCCGGATGCGTTTGTCGAGCAGGAGGAACTTGGTTCCGTAGCTGTCGAAGCGCCCGGGCTTCAGGTGCAGGAGTTCGCAGTGGACGAAGCGATACGGGGAGTCGAGGACCCCGATCCCCGTGTGTTCGCCCAAGTCTATGCCGAGGCAGCGCATCAGGTGGCGTGTTGCTTGGCATGTAACGCCTCTTGGACCCGGGTAATGTCATCCAACTGGTCCCGGTACAAACCCGTGAGCTGGATGAGCGCGTCCACGATCTCCTCGTCCCGAAACACCACGGTAAGAGGTGCGAACCGGGAGTTGGGGTCCTTCGCCAGGAGTTCCGTGCGTTGGTGCAGTGACTTAAGTATGTTTTGATTCATGGATGTATTAGGTTAGTGATTACTTACGATAGAAAGTGGTGACATCTGCCTCGGCTCCGATGGGGAGCGTGCGTGCCCAGCGCGGGCTCTCGCACATAATCTCCATGATGCGATCCGCGTCCTCGGGGCGGTCGATCTCGACGATGATTTCGTCATGAACGTGCATCACGACCCGGAAGCCCGCCTTGCGAAGACGGAGGATCGCCTCACAGAGGATGTCGCGTGCGGTGGCTTGAACGAGATTCTCGACGAGGAGAGGCCCGTAGGCTCGTGAAGCCGGGTCCCCCTTGGTCGTGTAGACGTAGTAGGAGTCCGCCCGCTTGTGGACCCCGTAGTAGAACAGATCGCGCCCTGAAGGGAGCGTGACCGTGTAGTCGCCTCCGCAGCTTCGAGCGAGTTCGTCGCCCATCCTGCGCCAGAGGGCGGTGATCTTCGGGTTCTTGGTCCGATAGTCGGTGACCTGAAGCCACGAGTTGACCCAGATCGTCTTCTCTTCCTCCGTCAGCAGGGGCCATTGCTTCAGATAGGTCTTCGGCTTGTCATACTGGATGAGGTAATCGACGAAGGCGGTCGCGTGGTCGGGAGGCACGGGTGCCCCGAAAACCTTCTTGAAGGTCTCCTTGTCGAGCATGAGCTTGGCGAGGGCAATGAACTTGTTCCACCCGCAGCCAAAGCCGAGCCCGAGAACACGCGCCTTGGCCAGGGCATACAGAACCTTGTCGGCCTTCTTAAGGTTCCAGGTCGAGGGGTCCTCGCTCATCCCCTTCCAACCCATGGCAAGTTCTGCGTGGACCTGATAAACGCTCGTCTCCGCTTTGAGCATCTCCTTGAAACGCATCGAGCGAAGAGATGGCGGGCGAATACGGTCGAGCGTAGCCCGGTCCCCGGCGACCCACGGAGTCACGCGAGCTTCAATCTGAGCGTAATCGACAGCCGCGAGGAGTTTCCCCGGGGGTGCCACCAGAGTCGAACGCATGTCGATGACTCTCGCAGTGTTCGCCTCGCTGGTGATATTCCACTCCGCGTCAAAGTACATTGGTTCCTTGGGGATATTTTGTGGGTTGTATCCCCCTCCACCAGAGAACCTTCCGGTACTGCCCCCATAGTAGAGCAGTGAGTAGGCCATGCGACCGTCCTCACCGATGCGGACGTGCATCGTCCTGAACTTCTCCAAGAGAGCGTTCGCCCTGCGCCAGTTGCGCATCCACTTCACAAATGGGATTAAGTCCCCGTATTTCGCCTCCCAAAGAGCGCACTCCTCGCTGGTCTTCGCCAAAGACGCCGGGGGGTTGATCCCGTGCTTGGCGCACTCGGTACGAAGGGCCTTCGGAGAAAGAATCGGGTAGTCCTTCGACCACGGGATTCGGTCTTCGTTTACCGCGCAAGCGGTCTCAAGAATCTGAATACAATACTCGATCTTCGCCTTGTCAACATAGACCCCCTCCCGACACATGCGGTAGGTCTCGTTGGAAATCTCCTTTTCGATCTCGGGCCAGAGGTGGCCATACTTCTGCCACAGGAGGAGAGGCCCCTCTCCGTCGAGGGCGGCGTACTTGTAAACCTTCTCCTTTAGGGCCGGATTCGCCTCCAGTTCCGCGTGTCCGATACCGAGCATGTCCTTGTTTCGGACGCTCTTGTCGTGCTCGATTCCGAACTCGGCCTTGAGCGCCTTCGCCAAGGCCCGAGGAAGCCCGAAGTAAACCCCCATGTTTGAAGTGCAATGCCACTCCTTCGGATAGGCAAAAGCCGGGGCTTGCCCCAACTCGATCATTCTGCGGAGGACCGCCTGGTCGAACCCAGCGTTCGCGGAGAGAAACGCATATTGGCTGATCTGATCCCAGGGCGCATCCTTTGGGTGCCCAATGAATTTGAAACCGTCGTCCGCATGGACGATAACCAGATAGCACTCGAAACGCGGGTCCCGGACGTAAGCCTCGTTGCCCAGATCGGCAACGGAGTATTCCTCGGAGTACCGGGTTTCGGTATCGAAAGTCGCGTAGCGTGTTTGAAGCGTCCGAGAAATCGGAGACGGTTCTGTGGTAGTCATGTATTAAGAAATTGGTGACTGGGGTTGGACTTGAACCAACAGTGGACCACGGTTGTCCCGGGCGCGTCTACCGGGCGAAGCTGGTGCACCTAAAAGGACGCCCCAACCCGCTTGTTCCGCCACCCAGTCAGATAAGGCGCGGACTTACCCTGCCGCGCCGATCAGGGGTATGCCCCTCTCGCGTTCAGACGAGATTGAAGGTGGCTTTGACCCAGGCGATGAACTCGGGGCTGGTCTTTGTGCCCTGCTTGGCGTTGACATTGAACGCACCGTTTACCGCGCCGGGTGCCTTCCAGAACTTCGTGGTCAAATGCCACGAGGTCCAGAATAGCGGGAACTGTCCAGGGTTCGCCTTGTTCAACTGACGGGCGGTTACGACCCCCGTGTAGAGGTCCTTGCCTGCGGAATAATAGCTGCCCTTGGTAAGGACCAAAGCGGCCCGGTTATAGGTCTTTCCGCCGAACTCGTAGGGGAAGTTGGAGTCCTTGTTTCCCTCGACAAGGACGCACAGGCTTAGGCGGGGTCCGTAAATGAGCGGGTTAGCCGCAGGATTGAGCCTCTTAATCTCCTTGGCCTCCTTGCTGGTGACGTAGCCCGCTGCCTTCGCCTCGACTTCATTCTTGAAGGGGCCACCTCCCCGCAAACCCGCCGCCTGGTAAGCCTCGTACTGCGCGTTCGTCGGGTACTCGATGTAGTCGAGCCCGCCGAACATGCCGTTGAGCGGGTGGATCGTCAGGGGCTCCTGACTCTTGCCGGGTTTGGCGGGCTCCAGAAGAACTAGATTCTTGTCGAATACAAGAGAGCCTGGGGCGAACCCCTCGCGGCTCAAGTCGCCCACGCCGTGGACAAGTTTGATGAACGGGATGTTGATATTGCGTGCATCAATCTCGTCCGCAAAACCGTCGTTCTGGAAGTTGAAGTCTTCCGCATTTGCCACGGCAGTATTCTGCGGAGCAATGGCGGTCGTCTCCGTCTGCTGGGTGACTTCGGCGTCAGCCTCGGTCACGTTCTTGGCGTCAATGTCAGTGAAGGAACTCTTACCCATGGTATTAGTAGTATTGATGTTTTTGTTTTAGTTAGCGTAGCAAAGTATTACCGAGTAACAACCTCGGCCTCGATTTCGATAGCTTCCGACTTCTTGACCTTTTTCAGGTAGAGCACCGGGTCCCCCTGCTCGATGGCGGAAGAGGCGTAAAGCTGGGCCTCAACCTCAGCCAAGTACTTCCCTTTCCCCCGCTTGGGGGCCTTGAGAGAGGCGAGGTGGTCGAGACAATCCCCAATGGAGATTTTGCTGAACGCCAGCACGTCGGACTCCGTAAGGCCCCGTTCGTGCATGACCCCCAGGAACTTCTCCAGATCGAGGACTCCACGGTTGCCGGACTTGGTGGCGACCTCGTAGAGGACGTTCCCGTCGCGGTCCTTGAAGCCCCCCTCTTTCATGCCGAGTTCGAGGAGGTGTTTCCGGGCTGCTTTGCCCATCTCTTCGAGGATCTTTGCGACCTCGTAGTAGGCAGCCGCCTGTTCTCCGGGATTCGTGATCTGCGAAGAGTGGACCTCCTGAATGATCGGAAGGGGGTCGTATTTCTTAACCATGGGGAGCGCCCAGGTGAGCAAAGGCACACACGCACCCTTGCGTCCGCAGTGTTCACAATTCTTGAGAGCGGGCTGGCACAGCGCCCAGTCGCCCGTCCGCTTAAATTCCTCGGCCCGAGCGTGCGCGGTCGCAACCCGCAGCTTCATCGCCGGATAGTCTTTCCGGTAGAAGGTATGCGTCAGGATCTCGTTGCGGCGGGGCATCAGGATATGCACCTTCACTGCCTCGACCGAGGTCCAATACTCGAATACTCCACAGGCGTACCCCTGCGTCTGGAGATTGTCCTTGGGGTCATCAACCGCAAGAAAGCCAAACTTAAAGTCGATCAGGTGGGCGAACGTCTGCCCTTTGTGGAGGGCAATAAAATCCGCCGTACCCCAGGTCACCCCGCAGATTTCAAGTCGTTCCTCATGGAAGAACGCATCGGCTCCTTTCTTCACAAGGTCGCAATAACAGATGCACTTTTCGGCGTCCGCCCACTGTTCATCGTTGAGTTCGTAGGGCTCCCCCGTCTTCGGGTGGGCGACGGTACGTTTTCCGGTCTCGGCGGCGCGGTGTTTGATCGTGCCGTCGATGGACGCCTCGGATTCCTCATCCTTGTTCTTCCATCCGGCGCAGAAGGCGTAATTTTTCAGGCTGCTTGGGCCAAATTCGGCGTGTAGGTCGGGCATAAGTTGGGTGTGATGAGTGTTACAGAGTGTTATTTAGTAACTCACAACTTAAAAATGAGCAAGATCCCCATCTGTCAGGGAATCAACATTATCCAGTCGATTTTCGACGCGCACACGCACGCGATCCTCGACGGTCCCCTTCGCAAAAAGCAGTTTCTGCTGGGAAAAGCCGCCTTCCAGACGCTGGACGCGACCAAAAACCTGCTTGAGAACGAGCGCGCTCCACGGGGGAGAAATGATGCTGGTCCGGGGAACCTTCGTCTCGCTGTCATGGCAGCTCAGGCCCGCTCCACCCGCGCAGGAATTGATGATCTGCACGCGAGCAAGGTTTGTCCTGAATCTATGGATACGCATCCCCCGGTCGTAGTTGTTTTTCTCGCCCTTGCGGCTGCCCCGGATGATGTTTGTCACCCCGAGCCGCTTCGAGAGGGCTTCAATCGTGAGGTCGAAATTGAGGAACACCACGACACTCTCCCCCTTGGCGAGGGCATCCTCGACCATCTCCTCGATGATCGGGAGTTTCAGTATCTCGGCTTCCTGGCGGTCCCGAAGATCCGCCACCATCGGCAGCACCTGGGCGATCTCGTGCAGCTCGGGCGGGAGTTGCTCCTTGACCCGGTCCAGATCCATCTGGCGGGCGTTGTAAAGCGCCTCCATGTACTCCTTGAGCACCTCGCCGGGGGACGGACACTTGACGCTCACAGTTGAAAGAACCGTCTGCGGGAAGCCGGGTATCTCCCCCCGGCGTGTGCGGACTCCCCTGCTGGGCAGTATCTGCGCGTTTAACTCCGACATGATGCGCTTGCCCTCGGCGGCGTTCGCCCCAGGTACCGCATCGACCCGATCCCTCCGGTCTCCGACAAACTCCCAGGCGTTAAAGTGGTTCTTCCTGCATCCGTGCCTGAAAAGCCAGGGGTACCAATCCGCCTGGGTGGCCAGTCGAAGGGCGCACATCTGCGGCCCCGCCTGAAGCGGGGTGGAGAACGGGGTCGCGCTCAAGCAAACCGTCTTGTACATCTTCGCCGCCCCGAGGAGCATCTTCGAGTTCTGGGAAACCATGCTCCCGCAGTTCTGGCTCTCGTCGAAAAGAAAGATGACCCGCCCAAGCCCGGGCTTCCAGTCGTAGCGGTAGCCCGTCGGCTCCCCGGTTTTACGGTCGCGCCCCGTGGCCTCCAGTTTCCCGAGGTCAAACCTGTCCGACTTGGCGGCCTCGTAGTTGACGAGTGCGAGGGGCTCCACCCCCACGCGCTTGCAGTCCTGCTCCCAACCGGAGAGGACCGCCTTGCGGGTGAGGACCACCGGACGCGCAGCGAGTTGCTTGCACAGGAGCAGCGCCGTGACCGTTTTCCCGGTCCCGGTGTCGCTCATGTCAATCGCCCCTCCGTAGCGGGTAAGGCAGTCGATCAGGTGCCGCGCATTGCGTTCCTGATGCGGCTTGGGTGAGAACGCCACGCCCTATTTCCCGTCGTTGCCCTCGCCGTCCCGAGCAATCAGCTCGTTCACGAGGTAGTTCACGCTGCGGTTCTCCCGCAGCGCCCTTTCCTTCAAATGCCGGATATGCTCCGGGAAAAAGGAGATGCTGCGGGTGACCCGCACGATCTTGCTGGTGGCCTTCCTGGACTTTGTAGTGATGGACTTCATACGCTATGGGGTGTTAGTTGGTAACTCTCTGTAACATTGTCAATATCTAACGGGAAGCCCCTGCGTCTACGCACCTGCAACCTGTTGAAGGATGGTTGCTTTGCATAAAAGGAAATTCCGTCGCGGCGGGAACACCCCGTCCCTGGTATGTAAATCTTAGTTGACATTGTTACAAGCTGTTATCAGATAACAGTCGTATGCCACGATTAACTATCAACCGTTCAGTCTCCTTCGACCCGACGATTTTCCAGATCATGGAGGATCGCAGGTCCAAGTTACTTATGCAACGCTCGGAATACCTCACCAAGCTGATCCTCCAGGACATGAAGCTGCGGGGCAAGGCGATGATGGTGGAGGAGGTGGACCCCGAAATCTTCAAGGGGGCCCCCTCCGCCCGGGACCGCGCAACGCTTTCGATAGACGGGTCCAAGAGAAAGAGGTCTTCCGAGAAAAAGAAATGAGGCCCTCTCAGCGCCGTACTCCTTTGTGAAGACGGCGTTTTTCTTTTCCTCCTTCCGAGTTACCGAGTAACTTTTTCCATTGACATATATTGTTCAAGGTGCTTTTCACGACACCCCGCATGAAAAGACGAACCTGGCCCACGACCGATCTTGAGATCGGTGAAACCGCAACGCTGCCCTGCTCCAAATACGGGGCCGCACCCTCGATCCAGAGGTACGTTCACTTCTACGCCCGCCTGAGCCGCAAGCGGTTCACCACGAAAAAGGTCTCTGTGCGCGGCGGAGTGTCCGTCGCCGTCACCCGCGAGCCCGCGCACGTTGTTACCCAGTAACCTCGCGCCGTGGCCGATTCCGTCACCGTGATGCTGTATCCCCCGGAGGAATCCGTCGGACTCCACACGCATCTCTTCAGGCAGGCCCTGTCGCTGCGGCGTCAGGGCGTCCCGGAGCGCGACTGCGTGCAGCTCCTGCGCGCAGCCTGCGAAACCTGGACTCTCCGCCGCGAGATCCCCGAGCGGGAGATCGAGGGCTTCGTCGCAGGAGCCTTCGAGTGCGACCTGGAG